ACTCCGGTGAAATTTTCGGCGCCAATTTTGATGCCAATTAAGCAAGAATTAGGATAGCGAAAGGATCTATCAAGAATGCCAACAATGCCTTTGAAGAATAAATCATCAGAAACGCTCGTGCTCGTCGGATCTGCCGTGAGACGCTCAAGCGTGACCACCCATGGACCCGTGCCAGAAAGTGTATATTCATACTCAAAATCAACAGGCCCTCGCGACTTGCCGGTAATAGATATATTTTCATTTACAAAATCAGAGCCGCCGATTGGGCGAATTTTTACATTAAAAGATACAGTGCGTCCTTTTACATCGCCAGTCTCTTTGTCAATAAAGAACAAAGCGCCAATACCCACTCGCACTCGAAGACGACTGAAATTGCTAGCTAACGTGGTGCGCGTGATGGGACCACTAACGCGAGCAAGACGTAGCCCCACACTTTGCTCTGCCCTCACATCATCAAAACCTGGCATGGGATCTTGATCTTGAGTGCCCACTCGATAATCAACAACCACTGCATTTACTTCGCCTGTAATCGTGCCGCGTTGCAAGCCTGGAATGCTTTGTGAAATGGCAGGAATTAGTCCTCCCTTGCCATTTGCACTGGCAGCACTCCCCGTAAAGAACTTGGACACTCCATAGTTAAGACTGCCGTCAAAATTTTTGATAGGCGTGCCGTCAAGAAATATTTTGGTTAAAGGATCAACGCCAGTTTCAAAGCCATACACTTCCCCTTCGGACATTACGCCTACCACAGTCGCCTCTGAGCGGCTGCGTAAAGACTCTGGATCTTCTTCTGGCTTGCGCCCTTTCTCTTTGCCGCCAGCGCCGCTCAGGACAATTTCCCAGCCGCCTTCCTTTTCATAATGACTTTCGGGCATTACACGGGCACCTGTTGAGTGGTGAGGGCAGATGAAATGATCAACGGGGAAGCAGCAAGAAACTTTCCATAAAGAATAGGCACTGGTTGGCCTTGTACGGTGAGGTCGGAAGCTCTGTCAAAAAGAAAGCTATCTTGTCGCTCAGTTTCTTTTGCTGCACTGGGCGTGGGTGTCAACAATTGCGCCACGCCAGTGACAGTCATGGCGATGCCAGCATAAAGTCCTGCTTGCGTTACAAAAGCCAATGCCTGCAGTCCAAAACCGGAAAGACTTCCTGCAAGCGCAGCTCCAGCGGCAATGGATGCAACACCGAAGGATAAGGCAATAAGAGCCACGCCAATGAGAATGCGCCCCAGGGCGCCTCCCCCCGACACGATGGGAGCAATGATCAAACGACGACAGCCCATGAGTACATTCTCATAGTCCATGCCATCAGGATCACCATCAATAAGCTTAAAACCAATGCCTTTCTCATGAGCATTGCAAAAATAATCCTTAAAGCCTTCTAACTGATTAGACAATGCTGAAAAAATATCTCTGGCAGAATGCGCCATAAAGCGATGCTTCCTGCCAAAGCGCTTGCCAAGCTCTCCTAAGAGCTTCACTTCTACCATTTGCATCAGAATAGCTCCCTATGTCGCATGAGGCGTTTGGTACATTTAGCCCAATATCCCCCATAGACATTCTCCTCAGACAGTCTATCCAATAAGTGGTGGTAAAACACGCTTGCATTAGGAACGGCTAGTAGCCCTATGTGATTGACAAAGTTACATTGCAGTTGCATGAGAATCATATCTCCTTTCTTTTCAAGCTTGCTGATTTCTACAAACCCTTGATCTTCCACATTCTTTTCAAACATGCGCCACTCTGGACTGCTCCATTCAAACTCCTGCCCTCGATCAAAATCATCTAACACCAATCCAAATTCATTTTTATAGAAGTCACGAAATAGCCCATAGCAATCGTAGATGCCATAAACCCATGGACGACCAATGTATGGTGCATCTCCATATGGTGTCATTTCGTGCCATTCATTTAACCCCACGGCTAATACGGTCCATGGCAAATTACTCACCTTACAGGCTTCCACATCATGCCGACTAAAGCCGCCAATAAGGCCAGGATGCGAATGAAATACGCCTTCAATTTCGCCCATTGCTTCAGCCCTCGCATAGTCCTTTGCGTCAATGGCAAAATTTAACGATGGAGAAGAATGTACATTTGCACATGGCTGATACTGCCCATTGACAATTAACCCGCACACTTCCTTTTCTGGCCGAGTTAAAGCGTGTGCTTTCATTTCAGCTCTTAATGCTTCAAACATTAGCTTCGCGTGAGATTGGCGCCAGGGAATCCACCAAACGGTAACGACTGCTCAGGAAAGCGCAGAGTGCAACTAGACACACGTTTTCCGCATATATCCTCAAGTCTTAATGGATCGTCAGAGGGAAGAGCTGCAATGGCGGCAGACAATGCCGCTTCTGCGCTGCTTAAATTATTTTGCGCCGTGGTCAAAGCAGCCTCGGCAGATGCCAGTGTATTAGTGGCAGCGGTGCATCCAGCAACATCCGGCCCCCATCTTTCAATTTCATAGAGATTAGGAAATCTACCTGGCGGCCCTTGCCGGTATTCAAGCCCTATCGTTACGGCAACACTGTCCCAATAGCCAATAAATGGCCCGGCATCTCCCGACGAAAGCCTGATAACATAATTGATGGGGGAAGGATAGGAAAAACGACTTTCAAGCAACACATACGATGCGCAAGTCGCTTCTTTATTTCCAGCCGCTTGATTCCGAAATTCCGTTGCCGTTCTTAATTCCGTCTTGCGCTGTTCCCTAAGATACCAAGCGTTGATGACTGTAACGGCTTCAGCGCTTTGCCCGTCTGTACTAATGGTTTGATCGCGAGAATTAAACATTGGAGCGCCTGTATATCCACATTCACTACTGCGATACTTCCAGAGGCAAAGATTTTGCGTAATCACTCGACGAGGAAGTCTCACCCCTTCTAAGTCCAGAATGCTACTTAGTTGCCAAGTGATAGATAGTGCTGTTTCTTGCGTTTTGCGTTCAATGTAAAAAATATCAATGGGGAATTCCTGCAGCGTATCAGCCTGTGGACTACCATCTAGATACTTTTGCAAAGTGCGGCGCCTTGTAACTTTAGCCCCTACTAAGTCATCAAAAGATTTGACCACTTGAGAAAAAGTGCCAAGCACATTGGCAACTGTTAATGATGGTTGCGCCACTTGCCCATTGGTATTCCTGTCGTACCCAGCAGCCAGAATAGGCAATGGTTCATAGATATTCCCCTTCCATTGAACTTTTGTGCTGTCTTCTTTTAGTTGATTAGTGAAATAATAAATGTCAGCAGGATCGTTCGTAATAGGCGACAAATCTATGTCAAACATTTCAACAATGGCATCGTGCCATCCTTGCTGAATGTCAGCTTCTAGTGTCATAAATTCTCCTCACTGCAAAATTAAAAGAATTGTTATTAGGCCCAATCACTCGCCACTGCCAAGCATTGGGCTCTAAACGATATTTATACAAAGCGTCGTCCATGAAGAATCGACTATAAAAGAAATCGCCGCGTAAAGCGGAGAGCTGAGCGTCTAACTCAATGGCCGCTTCGTCCGAGATAGGAACAGTGTCAATAATATACTCTCGAATGTCAGTGTTGACGCCATCAGGACTAATTTGCTCGTAGCCATCGCCAAATTGCGATCTAAGAGTACGATTACCTCTCTTAACTGTTAGTCCATATTCACAGGCAATGGCAAAAGTGGGTTGGGTCATGATTTAGCGCCTCCCCGCAAGCAAGCCGCCAGGACGTAGCTCGTCTACGATCACTTGCTTCACTGCGCCCTCAAGCTTACGACCAAGACCAGCAGAATCAGAACCTGATCCAGAAGACGAAGTTTTACCATCGGAACTTACATTTACTACAATGTTACTGGTAATTTGGCTTCCCGTAGCTCCCCCAAGGTCCACGGGGATGCTCTTGCCATCAGGCAGGGGCACGATAGCCTCATTGTAACGGCCTTCGCCTACGAGACCCATGGTGGGGCCTGTGACCATGCCTCCGTTGGCAAAGGCAGTGAAGCCACCAGCAGCAATGCCTCCGTTGGCGAAGGCCCATGGAGTGCCCCCTGTCAT